ACACATGCATATTCAGGATCTCTAGGAAATGTAAGATTTTATGATTATAAATTATCTAAAGCTGAGATATCTCATTTAAATAAATTTCCACATCTTAGAGCAAATAGAGATGAACATGAATTCAATAATGGTGGCACAGAAACTGCAATTCGGAGAGTAAGAAGTAATGGATATGCAATGTATACAAATCTACCAGACTCTGCAACAAGTCATTCATTAGAACCTGCAGGATATAGAGATGACGACCTTGATAGTTCATATTATAAAGGATCAAAGTTAACAGCGACAGCAATAAATGAACCTTCTATACAGGATGTAGAAGGAGGACCAATAGTAAAAATAACAAACAGAAATAGATATAACTTAGTATATAAAAAGAATTTACCAGGTAGTGCGAATATAGCCGTAAGATAAATGGTATACTTTCTATATATGGACATATTTATTTAAAATTAAAAGGGATAAACATGGGATACTTAGATAACAGTTCAATCACAGTTGATGCGATATTGACTAAAAAAGGCCGCCAATTATTGGCAAGAGGTCGTGATGAATTTAAAATTACTCAATTTGCATTAGCAGATGATGAAATTGATTACGACTTATGGAATAATGACCACCCATTAGGAACATCATATTATGGAGTCGTAATAGAAAATATGCCAATCATTGAAGCATTACCAGACGAAACTCAGATGATGAAGTATAAGTTGGTAACATTGCCATCTAGGTCAACAAGAATACCAGTAATTTCAGTACAAAATAAAGCCATCCGATTATCAAGTGGAGGTACAGCTGATATTAAGCCATATACAAGAAACTTTAATATGGGCAATCAGACATTTGGGTATACAGCAATTTTATCTGACTCAGATGCTGCATATTTAAGAGTGACAAGAAGTTCGGGACAAAAAGGTGGAGGAGCAACTGTCCCGGCATTTATTGGAGATAATGAGGCAGCACAGACAGTGACAGTACAAGGATTGTCATTTGAAATTATAGCAAAGGCACAGCCGACAGAAGATAAGACTTCAACTATTACAATAATTGGAAATGAGACCGGTGGTAGTGTAACCATTAATTTAACAATCGAGAAACAAGAATTAGAGACAACACCAGGTCTCAGCTTAACAGCCGGATAAGACTAAGAAGGATAAACCATGACAATTAATAAAAGAAATAATTTAGCGTATAATGGAGCTTCAATGGCTACAAGACCAAGTTATACAAATAGAAGTAGCCGAGCAGTAAGTAACGCTGCTTCAAGAATAGGAGCTCAGGGTAATAGAACCAGGCCTGCAGATTCGCCTCTACAATCAGATACGGCTAGTGATATAGTAAATGAACAACGTGTTAGAAATCTTGAAATTGAAAGAAGAGCAAGACAAATTGCAAATCAATTAATTGCACAAAGAGAGTCTGCAAGGTTAGCAGCACGTAATGGTAGAGTCTTTACAGAATTTGATCTTGATACCGATGTCATACCAAATCAGCAAGAAGTTGTAACAAAAGGATTATTTCCAAATAATATTGGTAATCAAGTAACATTTCATACTTCTTCATTGCTAACATCTACTCAAAAAAGATATTATCAAGAAGTATGGAATGGTGATAGCTCAAGGGCAGCAAATTTAACATCCTCTGCATTGTTTAGTATTGCATACGGCCATGCAAATGGCTCTGGATCTGCAGATGAAGGAGGCCAAGTTAATGATACGCCATCAAGAGCAATTTATTCTCAGTATAGACTATTATGTCTAGAGCCAGATGATTCTCGATTTACTATTAATGGTATCGATACAGATCATTGTTATTTCTTAAATTATAATAGAGCTCTGATGAAGGAGAGATTAGATGAAGGAAATGTTGAAATAAATATTGCAGAACTATCAGGATCAAAGTTTGCACTCACCCAAGGTAATAATTCGAATACATCATCATTACAGGGAATGAGAGCTTTACATACAGGTAATGCAAATACAGCTGCTACCAATCCAGTTGTTAGATTAATTGATGATTCAAAACTTACATCGAAGATTTCTGTTAACCGTGGCCACTTTGGTAGAAGATATAATATGATATCTGGTTCAATTGAACAGGGGGCATATAATTCAACTAATCCGACCCACTTTGGGTTAATATATCCTGATTTAGGTATAATAGTAATTGATGCTAATGCAATGAATAAATCAGCTTCATTTAATACTGTAACAGGATCTGAAGTAGCTGGTAATAATGCATTAAAGATGTTTGCAGCCATAGAACATGCAGGTTCGCACTTAATTGATAAATCAGGTGATAAGCTCGGAATGCAAATGAGGTCATCTGAAAAAGTTACTTCTACTCATTATTTTGTAAGAGCAACAAATGCGGAATATAACTTTACAAATAATCCAACCTTCACTACAGGATCAAATGGGAGATTTGCCCAGCCATCATTTATCGGAGATCCGAAAGTTTATATTACATCAATTGGTATGTATAATCCTAGAAGAGAATTATTAGCAGTTGCAAAATTAAGTAAGCCTTTATTGAAATCATTTACTAGAGAAGCATTAATTAAAGTAAAATTAGATTTCTAATTATATATTTTGACCCATTTTTAAAACTCTCTTATATTTATATATGTAAGAGAGTTTTTACTATAAAAAGAGTTTAGATGGCATCAAGAGCAGTAGTTTTCAGACCAATTAATTCAGATGACGTATCTAATACGCCCTTTGAGGCAAATACTACATTTAAATATTCTAATATTGATGATTCGTTAGTAATACGACACGGTCTTCATAATAATCAGATAACCCCAATAAGTGCATCAAATTTATCTACAGATAATCCTAAGAATGCAGATGGAACATATCAAACACCAATCTGGAAATCCATAGATCATCTATTTTACAAACCAGATTTTAAGTATGAACCCAATCGCACCTTTGAACATTATAATGCCAGATATACAGAAAAGAATTTATTTTACTCATGTAGTATAATTGGGATACCTTATATATATTCCGGCGAAAATATTAAACGTACATCATTTAAAATTTCAGGTACAGGTTCATATGGCAATGATAAATTTGATTTATATGACGATAAGTATGGCAATCTTCGTGATAGATTGATCGATTCTTCCAGCTTTGCTTCAAACCAGAATTTGGTAGGATATTGGGGATTTAATGATGAGTTTCGACATTTTGAATTAAATTTTGGTACCTTAGGGGGTAATTATACTAGAGGGGTAGAATCAAAGCAAGTATTTCCATCTCATAAAAATAAATCATCAGAACTGAATACAACGGCGTATAAAGTAAAATATGAAGGCGGTATTACCACTACAGGAATTGACATTACAGACCAAATATCAAATGGTGACTTTGCAGGTGGTACTACAGGTTGGACTATAAACACAACAGCTGCCCAAAATCAAAATGTTTCAACTGCAGTAGTGGACGGCCAATTAGTTATAACTTCAGCAAATGCAAGTAATTCATATGGCCTAGTTACCCAGCCGGTCACGTTTACCAAAGGAAACACTTATGAAGTTAAATTTACAGTCGTTTCAATAACAAATCCAGCTGGAACAGGATACAAATATATAAGAATAGGTACAAATCACTCGGCTGCAGTCGGAACAGGAAATACTAGAATATTTGGTTTCGATAGCTACGATGATGCATATTCTGATTATGTCGGAGTCCCTCAAGTCATTATCTATAAACCAACTACCGATTACTCTCATTTACAAATAGGAGCTAGAAATGATGTAACGGAATTGATTGTAGATAATATATCAGTAAAAGATGTGACACCTATTGACTCAGGAATATCAGCAGGATTTACATCTCAATCTAATGCATATATTATAACAGAGAATGATAAGAAATTTAATTTCAGAAACGATGAAGATTATGCAATATCATTTTGGTGTAGATTACCTGAACATCAAGCTTATTCATCATCAAAAGTTACTTCAAATCCAATTATAACTAAGCGTGGTACAGAAAGAGTACCTACACGAGTTATCCGAAACGGTAAGCAGTTTGTAGAAATGCAGAATGAAAATATAACAAGAACAAGATTTCCATATGATATTAGTGTTACGAATCATGAATCATCTTATCCTGCAGGAAAATTATTATTTAGAAGATCACAAGGAACTACCACATTAGAAACAACATCAAGTACATGCATAACAGGTTCAGATTGGCATCATATAGTATGTCAAAAGTCTGGATCTTCTCGTGCCTGGGGAGATTATTCTAACCTTGAAGTTTATGTAAATGGAACCAGAGAATCTGAAATTCCGGACCCATTCCACTTTGAGCGATATGCAAATACAATGAATCCGTCACATTTATTATTCGGAGCTCTAAATATAGATAATTCTAATTTAAATAAATTATCTGGAAGTATTGATGAAGTTAGAATATATGACAGAGCACTTAAGGTGCCAGAAATTACATCCTTATCTAATAATCATTATTATAGTAGTAGTGCATACCAATCATCAGTAGCAGGAAATGTTTTTTATAGATCTGGCCAAGTAGTAATATCAAGTCCGTTACCAAAATACCATGATGCATTACAAGACAAATTCAATATTGAATATAAATCTGCAAGGACCATATATGAAAATGAAGTGTTAGTAAAAGTTCCAAAAGCTGATTGCAATGTAAGCATGAATCCATCTTTAAGAAAGCCAAAAAGTCAACTAATTCAAAACCAGTTCACCGGAAGTGCATGGAAGCCTTATATTACAACAATAGGTTTATATAATGATTCTGCTGAATTAATAGCAGTTGCTAAATTAGGTAGGGCGGTACAAAAACGAGACGATGTTGATATGAATTTCATTATTAGATGGGATTATTAGATATTTATAATAAATAAGGAAAAAGTTATGGCAAAGGAAAATATTTTAAAAAAACCCCCAAAGGGTCAAATTAAATTTACTGTATCTCTTTCGGATGAACAAAAATCAGCCAAGGCAGAGATATTGAAACACCCATTTAATTTTATTGTGGGTAAGGCAGGAAGTGGAAAGACATTATTAGCTGTCCAAGTAGCTCTTGATATGTTCTTTAAGAAACAGATAAATAAAATAATAATTACAAGACCAACTATATCCACAGAAGATAACGGGTTTTTACCAGGATCCGAAAAGGAAAAAATGGAGCCATGGTTAGTTCCAATTAGGTCTAATATGCGTAAAGTATATAATAAGCCCGATATATTAGAAAAAATGGAAACTTCTGAAGCAATTGAATTAGTATCATTGGCACATTTCAGAGGCCGGACATTTGATAATGCAGTAGTAATTGTAGATGAATTTCAAAATTTATCTAGATCACAATTATCAATGGCAATTGGTCGACTAGGTAAGGACTCTAAACTAATATTTTGCGGAGATTCATATCAAATAGATTTAAAGGACAAGAATTGGTCAGCATTCCATGATATGTCTAAATTAACCAATTCAGCGTATGTATATAAAACAGTACTAGAAGATAGTCATCGACATAGCGCAATAGAAGAACTTTTAGAATTATTAAACGGATATCAGTAATATGGCATGGAGAAGTAAAAGTAAATTGCGTGCAAATGCAATTAAATATGGTTATAGGAGTGGGTTCGAGCATAGAGTATCAGACCAATTAAAAGAAAATAAAATTGACTTTGGATATGAGGATACAGTAATACCATATATCAGGCCAGAGACTAAACATACTTATACTATCGATTTTACATTACCCAATGGTATATTAGTTGAAACAAAAGGCCGCTGGGTAATAGAAGATAGAAAGAAGCATTTACTCATTAAAAAACAACATCCTAATCTAGATATACGAATAGTATTCATGTCAGGTAAGACAAAAATACGAAAAGGCTCAAAGACTACATATGGATCTTATTGTGATAAGCATGGAATTACATGGGCAGAGAAGGAAATACCTAAAGCTTGGTTTTCTGAGAAATAATTAGGTTTTCTGAGATTTTTTTGTTATATTTCTATATGCGAAATATTAAATTACTATCACTAATAGAAACCGTCTTAGGTAAAGGTAAACATACCTCCGGAGGCAATGTTGCATTTAACTGTCCATTCTGTCATCACGCCAAGAAAAAACTAGAAGTTGATATTGATTCACAGCATTGGCATTGTTGGATATGCAACGCCGCAGGCCGGAAAATAATTAGTTTATTTAAGAAATTAAATGTAGAACGACATAAAATATCTAAGTTATTCGAGTATATATCAGAGACGGAATATAGACCAAAGATTACAACTACCAATACAACTGCATGTGAACTCCCGACAGAATTTTTACCATTATGGAAATTAGATACACAAGATCCAGAATATAGAAATGCAATTTATTATCTTAAGAAGCGAGGCGTTACAATATATGATATTCTTAAGTATAGAATTGGGTATTGTAGACGTGGGTTATATTCTGGTAAAATAATAATTCCAAGTTATGATGCAAATGGAGTATTAAATTATTTTGTTGGTAGAGCATATTATGAAGATGATGTATGGAAGCATAAGAATCCGCGCGTGTCTAAAGATATAATAGGATTTGAATTACATATAAATTGGAATTACCCAGTATGTTTAGTTGAAGGTGTATTTGATGCAATTGCAATAAGAAGAAATGCAATTCCATTATTTGGTAAAACAATTCCAGATCAATTAAAGCACAGAATTATAGAAAACAATGTAAAGACGATTTATATTTGTTTAGATAAAGATGCCCGAAAGCAGGCAATAGAAACCGCAGAATATTTTATGGCCAATGGCGTAGATGTATATTTTGTAGATCTACAAGAAAAAGATCCTAGTGATGTAGGATTTGGTAAAATAAATAACATATTAGCTGGAACAGAAAAACTGACATCTAGCTGGTTAATGGAACAAAGGATAATGGGAATATGATAAATAAGATATATCACATAGCAGATGTACATGTAAGAAACGTAAAAAGGCATACAGAATATAAAGAAGTATTTAAACGACTATACTCTTATATTAAAAAGACAAAGACCGATGACGATGTAATTTATGTTGCCGGCGATATTGTTCATGCTAAGACGGACATGTCCCCGGAACTGGTATCTACAGTTTCAGAATTTTTTACAAATCTAGCAGATTTACTACCTACAATAATAATTTTAGGAAATCATGATTGCAACCTAAATAATAGTTATAGGCTCGATGCCTTAAGTCCTATCGTTAACGCCATCAACCATAAGAATATACACTATCTTAAAGACAACGGAATATACGAGGTCCAAGGAGTACACTTTAACGTAATGGGGGTCGATGAAAAGCCAGAAAATTACATAAAAGCATCGGAATTTGAGGGAGATTATAAAATTGCATTGCACCACGGATCAGTTCATAATGCATCAACAGATGCAGGATTTATGTTGAGCAATACTCATGTAACTACTGATATATTTGTTGGACATGATTTAACCTTATTAGGAGATATTCATAAGCCACAATATCTGGATGTGGATAAGACAATTGCATATGCGGGGTCCTTGATACAGCAAAACCATGGCGAAGTATTAGGCCATGGGATTATGGTATGGGATTTAAAAACTAAAAAATCTAAAATTGTTGAAATTAAAAATGATTATGGATATTATACATATGAAATTGATAATGGTAAAATTCTTAATCCTAATCCAAATATTCCAAAAAAGCCAAGATTGAGATTCAAAGTAAAAGATACTGACTATGGAACATTAAACCAAATAATAGCTGATGTAAAGTCAAAATATAAAGTACAAGATATAACAATACAAAAGACGAATGCTATCAATACACCGGATGATCAGAACAAAATTAATTTTGGAAATGTCCGAGATGTTGAATGGCAAAATAAAGTAATTACAGACTATCTATCAGATACCTATGCATTAGATGATGCCTTGTTAGATACCGTACGGCACATAAATAGAAACGTTCATAGTAAATTACCAACCGGGCAAGTAACTAGAAATATAACTTGGGCCCCAAAGAAGTTTGAATTTTCTAATATGTTTAGTTATGGAGAAGATAATGACATGGATTTTACAAATATGGATGGGACATACGGGTTATTCGCACCTAATGCATCCGGAAAATCTACATTGTTAGATGCATTAGCATTTTGTATATTTGACAGATGTTCTAGAACAAAAAAGGCAAGTGATGTATTAAATAATAAAAAATCTAGATTTATATGTAAATTTGAATTTGAATTAGGAAAGCATAATTACTTTATCGAACGAGTAGGAAAGAAAAATAATAGGGGACATGTTAAAGTTGATGTTAACTTCTGGAGAGTGGATCAATCTGGTAATGAAGAAAATTTAAATGGAGATCAACGAGATTCTACGAATAAAAGTATAAGGCAATATGTTGGTTCATATGAAGATTTTGTATTAACGGCATTATCATTACAAAATAATAATACTGGTTTTATTGATAAAACTCAAAGAGAACGTAAAGACCTTTTATCACAATTTTTAGATATAGATATCTTCGAGCAACAGTATTTAATGGGACATGAAGATATTAGAGAAAATGCTACATTAATTAGAGAATATAAAAGAAAGGATTTCTCAACAGATTTAGCAAATGCAAATGATATCATAACTCAATATTCTGGTTCATATGAACAAATGAAAGATGATAAAGCAGATCATGAAGAAATGAAGACTAATCTAAACGACATTATTTTTAATCTGACTAAAGAATTAAAGAAAGTGGATAATACATTATCAGAACCAGCTACAATTTCATATGAAATAACTCAATCAAATGATAATATAGGAAATTTAAAATCTGATAGAGATAGCCAAAAAGACCTAATTCGTGTACAGCAGAAGTTAATTAAGGAGTCTAACCAACAGATCGATAAGGTTGATATAGTTGAATTAAATAAACAAATTACTGATTTAACAAAACATAAAGCAGATATTATAACATTAAAGAATGCAGTAAAAGTTAAACAATTAAAGATACAACATGCACAGAAAATGGTATCTAAATTGGATAAACATGAGTGGGATAAAAATTGTAGTTTTTGTATGGCCAATCCATGGTTACGTGAAACTAAACAAGTTGCAGATTATTTACCAAAATTAATAGATGAAGAACAGCAAATATTATTTGATATTGATGATATAGCAGAGACAATTATCAACATTGCTAAGACCAAGCCTGACGAAAAGATAACGCTTCTATCAGATATGAAATATTCATTAGGAATAAGTAATGGGACATTGATTACACAAGAACATCAATTGGAAAAACTTAAATGGGACATTGAATTAGGTAAGACGAACATTGGTGATCTAAAACTACAATTGACAAAGTCGCAAAATCAAAAATCTAATATTGAATTTAATAAAGATAAAAATATTGAAATAAATGAAATACGAGATGAGATAAAAACAGTTAATTTAGAATTATTAGAATTAGATTCTAAATTATTAGCAACGTCGGGTAAACTGAAAATGGCCGAAAAATCAATAAATGATGCAGAAGATGGAATTAATAGATTAAAGGAGCTCGAACAACAACATCAAGGATATGAATATTACCAAAAGTCAGTACAAAGAAATGGAGTTCCATACCATTTAATTACAAAAGCACTTCCTCAAATTGAAGCTGAGATAAATAATATACTTAACCAAGTCGTTGAATTTACAATTGTATTACATACAGATGGCAAAAATATTAACGCTCATATTGTATATGATGATGATAACTTCTGGCCATTAGAATTAACTTCTGGCATGGAGAAATTTATTTCATCCCTGGCTATTAGAACATCTTTAATCAATGTATCAAATTTACCAAGACCAAATTTTATTGCAATAGACGAGGGATTTGGCGTCCTAGATTCAGATAATCTTAATTCAATGTATATGTTATTTGATTATCTTAAATCGCAATTTGGGTTTATAATGTGTATATCACATATAGATGCAATGCGTGATATTGTAGATAAATTAATTGAAATTAAAAAAACAAACAGCTACTCAAAAATTTCCTATAATTCCTAGTATACCATATTTATATTTAAATAAAGGTAAAAATGGGAAAATTATATGCCGATTAAAAAAGAGGCTTCTTACATTGGGTTAGTAGAGTCTGCAGATATTCGATATTCAATATTCGATAATGATCCAATTTCGAAAGAATTCTTCGAGATAGTTGATTTCCCGGAGGTATTGACAGGCGGAAAAAATGTAATTAAATTTAGAGGAGATCCAGATAATTTAGTCGATGATTCTCAAATCTATATAGAAATTTTAGACTATAACGGCGATCCGATATATTATGAAGTTTTAAATTATCTAGAAAAAGATGGGTCTCGTGTAATATCCATATGGGTATATGATGATACCCCAGACGGCCAGGCACATGTATATTTAGCAGGTAGGGCTATTAATGATCCACAGACTGGCGAGCAATTTGCATATAATAATGATATGGCTTCAGCTGATTATAAACAAATACCAAATGTATTATGGTCAAGGCCGACAAGAGTAGCACCAAATAGGCGAAACAGTTCTGAAATAATATTTCCACAACCTCCACAGGTTGATGTAATTGAATCTGTTAAGACATTTATGCAGGTAGAAAATCTACCAACATTTTTTACGCAAGTATCTGGATCATCAACAACTACTCCTGCTATGACATCTGCTGGTATAGGCCCCGGGGGTGGATATTCAACTATTACTACAGTAATATCACAACCATATGCGCCATCTCTACCAGTTGGACCTGTACCAAATGAATTACTTGAATCACAGTATTCAGCAAATACAGTTGCCTCTTCTATGGGGTCATCAATGTTGGCATATTCATTACCAATATCATTGGCTACTGATCCTGCAATAATAGGCAATACTGTAACAACTACTGGCACGAACGCAGCTACAATCACTCCTAGTGGTATAACGATGGCGGACGCAACAGCTACTGTAGGCATTCAAGGACCAGGAGGAACAACTTTAACAGCATTACCACCTACATTAGGACCCGCAACATCTACAGTAGAGACGATTCAGACATCTGTATCAACCCTTATGTTTAATCTACCTGATACAACTACAATGACATTGACAGGCCTTCCATTGTCAGGTAGTCGACATTTAGGTGCAACAGTTATTATAAATAACCCATACATCCTGGCTGAATCAGACCATAGGATTAATGCGAACGGCCAGATTGTACATCATACTGCGACAAATGATGTTGGATTTGCAACTCAAGGACAGGCCACCCCAGTTGATGCTACATGGGTAGCAACAATTGTAGATATAGAAAATTCAACAACAGCAAAGTTATCTCCTGCATTTAATTTTTTAACAAAGAGAACCAGTACTGACAGTGGCCACCATGTTGTAGACTATGTTGCCAGTCCATTGACTATGAGTTTCTGGGTACCACAGATGACTCAAGATACTGAAAATTCAATGTCATTTGCATCTATTACATTAAAAAATATAGAACCACTTACTGGTGATGTGCATTCAATTAAAACATCTTATAAAATGTTAGGCGCACCAGGAAGTTATATTGACGCCGGAAATATTGTATTAGAACGGTATGATGTATTAAATGATCCAAATTCACAAACCCCTGGATTGTTTATGGGTATGTATGATACCAAATTTGGCGAATTTCATAATCAGTCTATAATAAATAATTATTGGGATATAAGTGAGAATTCAACTGCATTATTTGATAATGATTATTTAGGAGAATCTGTACAATTGACATGGACTGGTTCAGCAATGCAACCATCAGATTATGTGCAATTCAGTGTGACACCTGCATATCAACCCGATTTATATGCTTATACGTCATATACATTGGCTTTCTTTGCAAAAGCAATTGCAACTGGATCTATGGATCCGCCAGTTTCAGACCAAGGAGCTCGTGTAGATGTATACATATCAGGTTCACCACTATTTCATACAAGACAATATGGCGGTGCAATGGCCGGTGCACCTCATGAAACTTCTTCTCCTGCATTATCTATAGGAAATCTAGCTCCAGGACAATATATTGGATCTATGGAAATACCTACAGGTACATCGGCATTAGCCGGAAACGTCCAGTTCATTCCATTAGAAACAAACACATGTGATTTAATATTTGTGGTTAGAAAGGGCCAATGGAATATTACAAATATTTCATTGACAGCAGACCTCAGTACTGGATTTTCGCCTAATTTTGCAAAGATGAATATTAGAATACCATCGGATGCAATGAATGCGCCATTGGCATTCAAATTTCAATATTTAGATTACCTAGGTGCACCAGCACAGTTAGAATCCTTTGTACAGGGAGCAATATTTGATGGGGATAATGTATATATTGAAGGACAGAATAATCTGTTGACAGGTTCAATATTTATCGGTAATGCAGAAGGATCAGGTATCCAATTGGCCGGCGTTAATTCTGCATTTATACGTACTATCGGATACGAAGGATTTATATCAGCTAGCCGTGTAGAAAATCCAGGCGGATTTATGTTGTGGTCTGGATCAATATTACCTAACGCTCCCGATCATTACGGAGGTGTAGGACTAGAAATGTTACAAGATTCATCTAGTTTCTTAAGATTTAGAACATCAGGATCTGCATCTAACCCAGCTGGATTGCAAATAGTAACACCATCATTCTTCCTTGGATCTGAAGCGTCAGGTAATTATATATCAGGGTCTGGTGGCAACATAGAAATAACGTCTAGTAATTTTTGGTTACAGCCTACCGGCGATGTTATCATGCAAGGTACTATAACGGCAGAGGCGGGTGGTGTGATAGGTGGTGCAAATATTAATTCACATTCGTTATCATTTCCGCCACATTGGGAAATATCGGCATCTACAAATACAACCGATCCAGTATCATTTATTTCATCATCAGCCTTTAAGGTATCGGCAGATGGAAGAATGACCGCAAGTGCAGGAGATATTGGAGGATGGACAATTACAAGTGATAAACTAGCATCAGGTACAGATGCAGACTACATAGGATTAATTCCAGGAACAGGAATTCAATTAGGAGATTCCACATTTGCAGACGCCCCATTTAGCGTCACCCCCTCAGGTGTACTAAAAGCAGAGTCAGGAGCAATTGGAGGTTGGGATATAGGTGCTAGTCAATTGACTGGTGGTAATATGATTATTACGAGTGCCGGTGAAATAAGATCATCAGGATTTGTACATCTCGGTGAAGGATCAGGATTTCTATTATCAGCCGAAGCCGGTGGGTACTTGGAAGTTCAAAATGCACATATTAGAGGAACATTATCAACCACTGTATTTGAAAAGGAAACAGTTAACGCCGTAGGTGGCCAGTTATATATCGCAAACTCATCAGTATTAACTGGTTCGGGGCAATTAGGAGCAGATATAGCCGGCCCTGGTATACATAGAGCTACAGATACGACAATGTCGCTCCAAAATGTATCCGGATTTGCTCCAGGTGAGATACTTACTGCAAAGAAAGTGCATGCAACAGGATTTGCTACAGAGTACATGCGAGTACAATCATCGTCTAGATTTGATCGATCAAGTGATACAAATCAGTCCGGACATATATATGTTATCAGAGGATATAGCGGTTCAGCCTCATCAGGTGCAACTTCGGCCTCGTTGGGAGATATAGCATCTAATGCACAATTCTATTCCGGATCCCAAGTAATTGTTTCCACAGGGAAGCTCAATACTGGTTATATTAGATTAAATGCAAATCCAAATGATGTACATACTCCATATATGGATATAGTTGAAAGAACTGGTAGTGCAATATATGATGTAGACCTAAAAGTAAGATTGGGTGATCTAAGTGGATTGACAGCTGCCCATCTCCATGGAACAGATCCAGACAATGCTGGCTTTGGATTATATTCACAAAATGTATTCCTTGAGGGTGGTATAGTAGCCAATACCGGTTCCATTGCCGGCATACATATGCAGTCTGGAAAATTATTTACTGGCACCGGAACACATGCAAATTTAAATACAGGATTTTATATCGACTCTTCTAGTAATTTTTCTTTAGGAGATAAATTAACATGGAATGGCTCATCGTTAGTAATCAAAGGCTCACTCCAATTAGCTGATGGCACTCCGGTGGGTAATGGCATGCAATGGATTGGCAGTTGGGCAGCTGGAACTACATACCAATTAAGTGATGGAGTAGAATATGCAGGCTCTTCATATATTGCAGTAGGAGAGTCAGCTCACTTAGCAGCAGAGGCTAATAAGCCACCAAATGCGGCATCTTGGAGTTTAATGGCAAGTACAGGGACTCAAGGTAGTTCAGGACTTACCGGAAATGCAGTTGATTTCTTAACTGGTTCATTAGCTGAAGTTGATACAACCGTAGAAATAGCATCTGGTCTATTACTGACTAGTGATGTATTCGGATTCCATTCTGGTATAGGAGCCGGCACCGTTGCAAGTCTAAACAATTTTACATCATTCCTAGATTCAGCAGGAAACTTCTATCTAGGATCTGGATCAGGAAATCTAGGCTCTGGATATTTTGCTTGGAATAATACTGCCAAGTCATTATTAATATCCGGTTCAAGTGTAGACATACAAGTTGATAAATTTTACTTAGGCGGAAGTAGTCAATTCATATCTGGTTCATTAGGTAATATAGAAATATCATCTAGTAACTTTCATTTAGATCCTAATGGTAACGTCACCGTTAGAGGTAAATTAGAAGTTGGATATGGAGATGCAGGTGGAATACCTGGCCAAAATTTAGTGACACAGAATTGGCAATTACATCACTCATCATCAGGTAATATAACATCTGATAAATTTCCAAATGCAACGCTTTACGGAGGAGCCGAAAAATCATCTATAAGTTATGATATCGGACCTTTTGGTGAACAAGAGTTACTATGGAATGCTCATCCAGATGCAACCGATGCTTCTTCTCAAGGTGGATTTTATACTAAGTATATTGATATAGACAAGACTCAAGCATACATGTTTGTTGTATACAGTAAGCGACTTAATAATGAAGGACGTATTTATCTTGGACTCCATGGCGCAGATGCTCAATTCACAAGTGATCAATTAGTTAAAAATAACACCACTAATTATCCTGATATTGACACAAATCCATATTTCATGTACGGAGATTTTGTACCATCTGGAGAGACAGCAGCTGACGGTTTAAATAGATGGACATTACAAGTTGGATATGTATATCCATCCGGATCTGTCGTAGATCAAAATCGTAAAAGTGTAGTGTATGATCTAACCACTGGGCAAACCGGATCACTAGATGGATATACATCACCTACATTTATGTGGCATACTGATACCGCTACAACAAGATTAAGAGCTATCTTATATGATACTGATAATAATGGCGATGGAGATGAAATATATACAAAATGGACACGTCCTGCTATATATAAAATGGACGGAACACAGCCAACCATTCAATCATTATTATCAAATACATCACAAGGATTTGGGACTAAGATTGATGGTGGTGTAATTACATCTGGTAAGATACAATCTAATAACTGGCCAAGTGCAGGCTCTGAATTTAAATTAAATGATGGGACATTTAAATTGGGTGGAAATGCGGACCCAAAACTAGAATGGAATGGAACTCAACTAACTGTAAAAGGATCCATAGTAGTCGAGGCCTTTTCAGACCCATCTGACCTAACTGGAATAGTAGCAAATGCATTAACTGCTGCATCGGCCACGAGCGCAGCTGTGACGACAGCTTCAGCAGATGCGACATCAAAAGCAAATGCAGCTCAATCAGCTGCAATATCAACTGCTTCAGCAGATGCAACATCAAA